CCCCAAAACCTGCCCCGCGAACCGGCCTGGGCGAGTTCCTCCCACCATTCCTGGAACCCGAAAACCTCCCCGAAACCATCGAAACACACCTCCCCGAACGGCTCACCACAGCGGCACTAAATGCCACTTATGCCCCCGTCACGGGATCGGCTAACTACGCTTCCCCCGCAGCGCTGACGGCGGCCGTCGCACCCAAGCTCGATAGCACGACGGCGGCGACAACCTATGCCAAGTCCACCCCGATCCGATCCACGGCGTTCGGTGGCGGACGTCTGTGGGCGTTCTTCGGTGACTCGATCACCAACGGGTCATCCTCAACCAACACCGCCGTCGATTCGTACCGTGTCCTGGTCGGCAACTTTGTCGGCTCCCACAAGGTTCGGAAATCCAGCATCAACGCCGGGTACCCTGGCGAGAACTCCACACAGCTCCTTGCCCGTACCGATTCGGTCATCGCACAATCGCCGGAATCCGCGTTCATCCTGATCGGCACCAACGACGCCAACCAGTCCGTGCCGCTGGCAACGTTCCAGGCCAACATGACTGCCATCGCCGCGAAGTTCCGGGCCGCCGGTATCCCGGTAGCGATGGGAACCGTGCCCCCACGTGTCTCATCAGTCGCCGCCGGCATTCACACGCTGATCGGTCAGTACAACCTCTGGCTGAGGCTGTGGGCGCCCCGCAACGGCATCAAACTGGCAGACGTCCACACATCCCTGGTCGACCCCGCCACGGGCTATTTCGCCGCGTCACTGGCAAACGCTGACGGTATCCACCCCAACGACGCCGGCCACATCGCCATCGCCAAAGCCGTTGCCGTTGTCGTGGACGAAATGGTGCTCAGTGAGCCGTGGCCCGTCAACGGACCACAGCCCGGTGTTGGTATGGTCACCAACCCGCTCATGGCCGGTTCACCGGCGACCAGCTGGTCAATCAACCCCGGCATCGGCTCAGGCATCGCAGGTGTCCAGGGCGTAGCCGCAGCCAGCGATGGCCTGCCCTACGGCCAGTGGTCAACGCTCCGCATGGACGGGACCACCACGGCGGGCACCCGCTACCTGCTCACCGCCGCCACCGGGTTCGCTATCGGTGACCGGCTGCTTATCTGCGCCTACCTCAAATCGACCGACCCATCAGGTACCGGCCTGACCATGAACGTCCTCAACTCATCCACCGGCGCGGCAGTCGTATCGGCTCCGGTACTGACACTGAAAACTGGTTCACCCGGCCCCGTCATGGTCCCCATTACCATCCCCGACCCTGCCCCCGGCGCGTCCTCGCTCCGCGTCGGCATCGGCCAGCAGGTCACAGTGGGGCAGGACATTACCGCGTCCGTGGGCGCCTTCCAGGTATACAACCTCACCGCGCTGGGCCTCGCCAGCCTCGCCTAGCCAAAGGGTTAGGAAAGACCGGTTAAGTTCCCCCAACTGAAAGGACGTCATGGGACCACCCCAGACAGCGGACGAGTCCGCGCCATCGGTCGCCGTCGAGGTTGCACGCCTCACTGGACGGATAGACCAGGTCATCGTGGACCACGAACGACGTCTGGCCACACTTGAAGCGCGAGCCACCGCCGGCGGCACACGGGCGGCCGCCATCGCCGCGCCATGGTTAGCAGTGGCCGGATTAGTGGTCGTGATCGCGAGTAAGGTCCAATGGACCTAAGTGTCAGTAGCTCGGAACAAGGCGATGCAAAGGAACACCGCACCAACGAGTGCCACCCCGATGCCGACGAACGCGGCGACCTGGAAGCCCACGCCTCCGGGTTCGCCGTAGCGTCCGGGACTTGAATTGAATCCAGCTATCCCGACAAAGGCCAGCAGGCCGCCCAGGATGAGCATCGTGGATCCAGCGAGCGTGATCCCGGCGGCGGACTTGGTTTTGGTTTCATTCCCCATGGGCACATCCTAAGCTGCCGGCAGCTCCAGCATGCCAATTGCGTCGCGACGTCGGCCCGGTGAGACCAGCGTGTAGATCTGCGTGGAGCTGATCGACTCGTGCCGCATGAGCTCCTGCACTGTCCGAAGGTCTGCGCCGCCCTCCAGGAGCTGGGTACCGTACCAGTGCCGCAACTGGTGGGGTGTCGCGTTCACCCCGGCCCGCTCCATCGCCCTAGTGATGGCCTGCCGGACAGCGTCCGCTGCCACGTGGCCACGTCCGGCAGTGTAGTCCGGGAACCAGTAGCCGCGGGGCGGGTACTTTCCCGAGCAATGCCGCCAGCTGGCTGGTCTCGACCGGGCGGGGGACGTTCTTCGGGCGCTTGGCTGCCGGCAGCTCCCGGGGGTGCACGTCCTGGTGCAGTGCGGCAATGACTCCGGCGCGTTCGGCAATAGTTCGTTCAGATAGACCGGCGGCGCGCTGCCACAGCTGCCAGTCCCCCAAGATGATGTGCATGGCCCTTACTCTAAAGAATTGCTTTATCCAACAACCAATTAAGTGGTGTTCCTCACGCTGCCTTGACGGCGGTGTGCTCAAGTGCCCACTTGGCTTCGGACTTGCTGGCGAATCCACCGAAGGTCACCGCGCCGCAGGTCTCGCAACGGGCCGCGTAGCCTTTCCGCTGGCCTTGGTCACCGAAGCGCCCACGCTCGAAAGCAACGATCTTGTGCTTCATGCTGCACGCCTCTCAGATAGGTGAGTGACGGCATTGTAATGAAAAGGTCGTCGGTTCGATTCCGACAGGAAGCTCGTCACGGTCCCACCCCCACTAGGGGTGGGACCGTTTTCGTTTACGCCCAAGATCCATGCGGCGGACACTCCGGTCTCAGACTGGAGGACGTTCGCGATGCGCCTGGCGTCAGCTGTGCGTGGCTCTGACATGCCGCTTTCCCACGCGGAGTACCGCTCACGAGGTACGCCCAAAAGATCGGCCATGGCTTGCTGGCTGATCTTTCCCAAGTATTCACGTCGGACAACTCGCAGTCGATCACCCATCTTCAGGGACGGGATCACAAATTCGGCTTGATGTGTACTCATGTGTGTAACCCTAACCAACACTAACCAGACTGTGCAATAGGTAGTGGTACTCGCTTGACCTAACAGGGCTACCTATGGCTAACTTTCAGCTATGGAAGTTAGCTATAACGAAGTTCGCATTCCTACTGGGAAGGCATGCGAAATGTTGGGGGTCCATCCAAACACGCTCCGCCGGTGGGTAAAAGTGGGACACATTCCCGCAATTACCACCCCTGGCGGGGAACGTCGGTTCCTGGTCTCGGATCTGAAAGCATTTCTCAAAGAACGTCAATCGGCATGAGCGTCAAGGCGATGTCTTGGGCGCTGTACGAGGTCCCTGACCTGAAACCAACTACTCGCCTTGTGCTGGCGATACTCGCTGATCACGCGGGCCACGACGGCACAGGAGCCTTCCCCTCCATGACAACGGTGGGGAAGGCTGTCGGCATCGACCGGCGCAACGTGGCACCGCACCTGAAAGAGCTGGAGTCGCGCGGGATAATCCGCCGGGGAGACCAGCGACACGTCCAACACATCCCCAATCAGTACCGGCCAGTCGTTTACGACCTTTGCATAGAACCTGAAGCACGGCTTTCAGCTGTGATGCAGACATCACGTCTAGGTGTGACGCCAGCATCACGTCTAGGTGTGATGAAAAACGGCTCCAGATGTGATGCCAGTGGTGATGCCAGCATCACACAAACCATTAAACCAAAAGAAAACCTTACGTCCGCGGTCTGCACCGGATGCGACCGGATGCGACCGCCACGGTTACTCACGGCCTCCGGCCTCTGCGCTGACTGCATCAATGTGGGCTCACCTGAGCATGCAGCTCAGGTGGAAGCCGGCGTCCAGTACCGGCTTGAGCTTGCCAACCGACGCCGCGCCAAGCGCGGCCTGCCGCCCGTAGAGAGCCTGGAGGAAGCATGAAACAGTGCAGCGAGTGTAAGCGTCCCATGAGGTCAAGCAGGCAACGCCTCAGCGACTTCCCCGGCACCGTAGCCCACAACTCCAGAGGCATGTGCATGGGATGCCACAGCAGGTACTACCGGCAAAAGAAAAAAGCAGCCGTGACCACGCCGGACCTGACTGCCACTATCCAGAGCCTCACGGCCTACCTAGAGTGGCGCAGACCCTACCGAGCAAAGGTAGGTGCCGAGTGATTCTCCTGGTCCTCTCCCTGGCCATCATGATGGCCGTCCGCATCCCGCACACCATCCGAATGGACCGCCGCCATGGCAACTGAGAAGCAGATCGCTCAAGACGAGTACCAGGAAGCATGCCGAGTCACCGAGGCTTACCGGATCGTGTACCGCAAGCGGAAGTACGCCACCTACCTGGACCCCGCCGAGCGGGCGCGACTGATGGATGAGTCCGAGGCCCAGCTGGCTGCTGCCGAGCGGCGGGAGTACGCCGCTTGGCAGCAAGTCGAGTACCACACGAATAGCGCTATTAGGCGGCCATGGACAGCGGTTGTCTGATGGACGCCCTGTTCGACATGGAGCCTGTCCAGCGCTCACCCGCCCAGCCCAAAAAGCGATGGGGAGGCAGGGCATCCACCAACGCCCGAGCAACCGTCAGGCGTATGCTCCCCGCCCCGTGCCACCGTTGCGGTGGGGTAGTCACCGACGAGATGGAATGGCACGTCGACCACGTCCAGGAACGAGGCGCCGGCGGGGCAGACAGCCCCGACAACTACCGCCCAGCCCACGCCCACTGCAACACATCAGCCGGCGGCAAGATCGGTGCAGCCATCACCAACGGCAGCAAGGTGGCACCAGCCACCATCACCAGAGAGAGGCGGCCACGATGGTGGTAACAACCTGGGCAGCGCCACAGCTGCGGCTCCCCGTCTGGTGGTACATGTCCGTAAGCGAGGGCAGCGGTGCAGAGTTCCCCGTGAGCGGTGACCTGACCACCCGGCGGCGCATGGCAGAGATGGACGTACTGGTGGAGATGTCACACCCCACCATCGATTGGACTGTGAAGGTTCTGCCCGAGTTCGTCGGTCACTATCTCGATGACGATTGGAAGATCGAGAAGGTTTTTTGCACAACTCCTGATAGCCCACGGTTCCCGTCCGCTCCCTTTGCGCGCGTGAATCCAAGGAAGTGATGACACAATGACCGATACAGAAACGCTCTTCGAGCTGGAGGAGCAACCGCTGCACTCCGTCCCGGCGGACCAGGTTTGCGAAGCGTGTTCATGGTGCCGGCGGCCGGTCAACTCTTCGAGCTACTACCGCTGGCAAGCGGCTGGCAGGGAGTACCGAACCCATGACAACTGCTACCCCAAGGTGGTCCGCCACTCCGAGCACCCGAGCCACGAGTACTGGCGCGCACTGCCTGTTCACCGCTGGCCCGTCGAATATCAGGTTCACGCATGAAAGCTATCCCCCGCCACCTGTCCCCGATCCCGCACGGCGTGGATCTCGCCGTGGCGCACGCTGGCTATCAGATGCTGGGCATGGATCTGCTGCCCCAGGGCGAGCTGGTGGCCGGCGTACTGGAGGCCACGCGGGACGATGGGCGCCCGCTGTACAAGGATGTGACGATCCAGATCCCCCGCCGTGCCACGAAAACCACCACGATTCAGGCTGTCCTGCTGGGCAGGTGTACCGCCCGGAAGGGGTACAAGGTGATCCAGACGGCGCAGGACGGCACCCGCGCATCCATGGTGTTCATGGATATGGTCCGCACGATGGAGATGGTGGACCCCCGCGACGCCAAGGAACGCGACTGGAAGGTGTTCGCCAGCACGGGCCGGGAGTACATCCAGTGGAAGAACGGCTCCCGCTGGTGGGTCGCACCGCCCAAGGCCAGCAGCTTCCGTGGCCTCGCTGCCGACGTGTTGTTCTTCGACGAGGCTGGAGAGTATGACCTGGCGCTGACCGCCGAGCTGCAGGCCGGCGCGCTGCCCGTGATGGACACCCGCCCGCACGGCCAGATCATCAAGGCCGGCACCCCGGGCCTGTCCCGTGACGGGCTGTTCTGGACCAGCCTGGAGGCGGCACGGGAGAAGCCGGACAAGTACGGCATCGTGGACTACTCCGCGAAGGACTCCGACGTCATCTCCGAGGAACAGGCCGGGAACCCCGAGCTGTGGGAACGGGTCCACCCCGGCTACGCGTGCGGCCTCACCGATCTGGAAACCCTCCAGCAGCGCTGGGACACCATGGACATGCCCACCTTTGTCCGGGAATACCTGTGCGTCTGGCCCCCGGATTCCAGTCAGTCCGCGTTCAACATGACCGACTGGGCCAGTTCCGCCGGCCCCGCGCTGCTGTCCCCGGACGGCCTGCCCTGGGCGCTGGGCTATGACGTGGCCATCGGTGCCAGCGCGTCCGCCCTGGCCGCCGGCTGGTTCGACGCTGACGGGCACCCGCACGTCCAGCTGCTGGACCACCGGGCCGGCGCGCACTGGCTGCCGGACGAGCTGCTGAAGGCGCAGATCAAGCACCCCCACATCGGCATCGGGTATGACAACATCGGGGACAACATCGCCGTGGCGCAGGCCGCCACCCGCCGGGGCAGGTTCAACGCGAGCCAACTCAAGGCGCTCCCGCTCCGCGACGTGGCCGCGTCCACCGCAACGGTGGCCGCTGCCCTGGACCATGGGACCTTCAGCCACGCCGAGGATGCCTCCCTGACGGCGGCTGTCATGAACGCTGTGTGGCGTGAGTCGAACAACTCCCGGCTGCTGGGCCGCAAGCACGGGAAGGATATCTCACCGATCCTCGCGTGCATCCATGCCCTGGCCGCCGCATCTACCGCCAAGGTCCGGACTAGGATCCGCATTCCGGAAGTCATCGCAAGCTGACGACACTCTGAACAACCCTCACTAACCGCAACCTATAGTCTGGAAATCTTAGCTATAGGGTGCATTCTTTAGCTCGTGGGAGTTCTTCAGAAGTGGTTCGGGACAGCAGGCACTGAGGCGTACAACGAGACAACGGGGTACGTGTCCGGTGCCGGCATCGCCTCACCGTTTATTCCGACGACGTCCCACCTCTCAGTCGTCACGGCCCCGGATCTCCCGGATGGTCCTGTGTCCATCGGCAAAGCGCTGGCCGTCCCCCCGGTCGCCCGCGCTATTGCCCTGTACTCGACGGTGATGGCGTCATTCCCGCTGGCCGCCGTCGAGGGCGCCACTCCCACATGGTGCACCAGGACCACCGGGGCCGTGACCCCGGGGCACCGCTGGGCCGCCGTGCTTCAGGATCTGTTGTTCACTGGCGCGTCCGTGCTGTGGAAAGACGATGTCACCCCCGGAACAAACCTGCCAGTAAACTCGCTCTCCCGCGTCCCGAGGGACAGGTGGAACGTGGACGCCGCCGGCTACGTCGAGATCGACGGGGTACGGCAGGACTCCAACCACCTGGTGTTCATCCCCTCGCTGCTGCCCCAGGGTTTCCTGGACTACGGGCGCGCCAGCGTCAACCACTACCACCAGCTGCAAACCTCCATCCTGAACCGGGCAGCGAACCCCGTCCCCCTGCTGGACCTGCACATCAGTGACTCCAGCTTCCAGCCGGACGAGGTCGAGGACGGCGAGGAATCCGAGGTCGAGGAAATCGCCCGGAAGTGGGCCACCGCCCGGTCCTCCAAAAACGGCGCGGTGGCCGTGTCCCCGCACTGGCTCGACGTGAAGGCGCTGGGCGACGGGAAGATGGATCTGCTGATCGAGGCCCGCAACGCCGTGCGCCTGGACGTCGCCAACTACCTGAACATCAACGCCGCGATGCTCGACGGGAACAACGGCACCTCAGACACCTACTCCAACACCCTGCAAAACGCGAACGAGTTCCTGACCTTGTCGCTGCGGATGTTCCTGGAACCCATCGAGCAGCGGCTGTCCCAGGACGATGTGACCGCCCCCGGTACGGTCCTGCGGTTCGACACCAGCAAGTTCGACTTTGCCGACAGCAAGGGCAACACCGGGACCGCCGTGGCCCCCGCACAGAATGGAACCGACGATGACCAACCCTGAACCCATCCGCCTTCAGGCACTGGCCACCGAGGTCGAGGCCGACGCCCCGGCCCGGACCATCACTGGCCGGATCACCGTGTTCAACACCATCGCCGAGTCCCACGGGCTGATCATCAACGCCGGCGCGCTGCAGCCGCGTGAACCGTTCAAGCGGGTCAAGCTGCTGCGCGACCACGACATGGCCCAGCCGGTGGGGTACATGACCCAGTTCGCCCAGGGTGACCAGGACGCGACCGCCACGTTCTACGTCCCCGAAGGACCGGACGGGGACCGTGCGCTGGCCGAGGCGCAGTCCGGCCTGCGGGACGGCCTGTCGGTGGGGTTCATGCCCACAGATTACGAGTTCGACGACGACTGGAATCTTGTGGTCCGCGCCGCCGAACTTTACGAAGTGTCCCTCTGTGCCGTCCCGGCCTTCCAGGACGCACAGGTGGAGTCAGTCGCCGCAGCCGTGGCGTTCGCCAAGAAACAGAAGGAACTGAACATGACCGACCAGACCACGGCCCCGGTACCCCCGGCAGCCCCCGCCGCGCCGCCCGCCCCGGCGGCGCTGTCCGTGCCCGCCGTCCCCGCCGGCCCCGCCGCGCTGGGCCAGCCCGCCGCCCCGGCCATGACCGAGCGGCAGCAGCTGATGTCCCGCATCGCCGAGGGCCGCAACGTCCAGCTCGCCCTGGACCCCATCATCCAGGCCGACGTCTTCGACGCCGTTACCGTCCCGGCCTTCATCGGTGAACTGTGGGCAGGGCGCGGGTACTTCCAGCGCTACGCCCCGCTGATCACCAAGGGCACCCTGACCGGACAGGACATGATCGGCTGGCGCTGGGTCACCACGCCCGAGGTCGACGACTACGCCGGCAACCTCGCCGAGGTACCCACCAACGTCGTCCAGGCCGAGTCCGTGCCGTTCACCGCGTCCCGCGTGGCGTCCGGCCACAAGATCGACCGCATCCACGTGGACCTCCCGAACCCCGCGTTCTGGAACTCGTTCTACAAAGAGCGCACCGACAACTACGCCCGTCTCATGGACGGCAAGGTACTGACCCACCTCACCACCCTTGCGAACCACACCGCCGTCGTGGACGCCACCACCGATCCGTGGGAAAAGCTGATCGTGGGCGCGCAGAACGTCCTGGAGTTCGCCGTGCCGGACTTCGCCATCGTCGGTGCCGACCTCTACCGCGAACTCGCGCTGACCACCGACGTGGACAAGCTCGCGTTCCTGGGCGCCTCGCTGGGCCTGGAGGAAGGCTCCCTCGCCGGCTTCCGGATCGTCGGCGCCCCGCCGTCAGCCACCGGCCTGAACGGCAAGGTCATCGTCGGCGCCGCCGCCGCCACCACCCTGTACGAACTCCCCGGCGGCCCGATCCGCGTCGAGGCGCTGGACGTCGCCCACGGCGGGATCGACGCCGGCCTGTTCGGCTACTACTCGCTGTTCACCAACGACAAGCGGGGCATCGTCTCCGTCAACGTCGCCTGATGGCGTCCTCCATCAGCCAGCGGCTGGACGCCCTGGAGGACCGGCTGGACAAGGCAGAGAAGAAGATCAAGCAGCAGCACGGCACCATCGTGGCGCTGCAAACGGCACTCAAAGACAAGGCGGAATAGATGCCCCGCGTAGGCTGGCTGGACACCGAGGACGTCCCGGAAAAGTGGCTCGACGCTCCGGAAGAACCGGAACTGACCGAGCTGCTGACCGTGGCGTATGAGGTCTGCGCCGCCTACGCGCCGGCCCGCCAGACCGCCCCGCTGCCGGAACGGTACAAACGCGCTCAGCTGCTGCAAGCCCAGCACGTCTACGCCCGGTCCCGTTCCGGCAACGGCGAGTCAGTCGGACCCGAAGGATACAGCACGTCCACCTACGTGCTGGTCCTGGAGGCCCGCGACCTGCTAAGGCCCGCAACCCGGCGCGGCGGGATCTTCTGATGGCTACCCCGCGCGAGACCATCGCCGACCAGATCATCGAGGACTACCCCACGAAGTACGCCGTGTACCCGTGGATGTACTCACCGACCACAGACCTTCGCCAGCCCACCATCGCCGTGTACCGGACCGAAGTGGGCGACCACCCCGAGACCCCGGGCAACCTCCAGCACTCGATCACCATCGACGCCTACGGCAAGCGCACACAGGGCGAAGCCGTGGAATCCGAACTGGACGATGTCCTGGACGACATCATGCTTTCCCTCCAGCGGCTGGACCGGGTCTATGACATCAAAGCCACCCGATCAGTGTTCAAGGACTCGTTCCAGGGCTGGGCGATTACCTGCACCGTTTCTTCCGGGAACGTCTACAAATCCGCTGTACTGACTGAAAGGCCCTGACCATGGGACACACTGACTACTCCATCAAGAATGCCTCCGTGAAGGCGGCCCTGGCCGGCGGGGAACTGGTCGAGTTCGGCGATGCCATCGACATCGTCCAGCTCGCGTCCGCGTTTGAGACCGTGGACCGCAAGCCGGTCAGCGGAAACAACACCTCCGTGGTGGGTCCGATCAAGGACACCATCAACGTCACGTTCGGCGACTCCCTGAAGACCGGCGAGTTCTGGCTGTTCCTGCGGAACAACCACGGCGAACTAATCGACGTCGAGTTCACCCCGAAGTCCGGCGGCGCCGCGAAGATCGTTGCCACCGCTGTCGCTACTGCCCCGTCCAGCTTCGGCGGGGCCCAGGGGTACAACGCCGCGACCGCCGCCCTGCCGTGCGAAGGTACTGCGACCATCACCCCCGAGGCGTAACCGTGCCGGTCCTTCAGCCCAGCGTCCGGACGGTGCCGCTGCTGCGGGCCGTGGCGCTGGGCCTGAAGGCCACCGACAAGCAGACCAAGGCCGACATCGCCAAAGCCACCCGCACCACCCTGAACCCGATCTGGACCGAGGCCATCTCCCGGCGGGCGGGCAGGTCACGGATGGACACCGCCGTGTTCGGCAAGGGCGCCCGGATCGCCGCCGGCAACCCCTCCCGCGCCGTCGCCGCATCATCCCGCAGATCCTTGTCCGGCGGTTTCATCCCCGACCGTGACGGCAAGGCGATGGAGTTCGGCGCCGACAGGGAAAAGAAAACGACCTACGACCGCAAGGGCCACAGCGTCACACGACGGACGCGGCGCGGCCTGCCGGCACCGAACCGCCGGGGCCGCGTCGTCTACCCGGCCTGGGCCGACACCGCCCCGCGCATGGTCTCCCTGTGGGTCCAGATCGCCGTGCGGAACTTCCACGAAGCGCTAGAGAAGAAAGGCTGACGGCCCCGTGTCCATCGATATCAAGTTCACCGCCGACACCTCCAAAATGATCCGGGAAACCCGGAACATGTCCGAGGCGCTGGAGGACGTCGCCACCGACCTGGACGGGCTGGGAAAGGACGCGAAATCCCTGGACGGGGAAGTATCCGACGCCTTCAAGTCCATGTCCGCCGACGCGAAAAAAGCCGGAAAGTCCATCGGCGACGAGGTCAAGGACGGAACCCGGAAAGCCGCCGACGGGATGGAGGATCTGAAAAGCGAATCCGCGTCCACCGCCCGCGAATCAGCCGCGTCCTTTGGCTCCATCGAGGACGCCGCCGACGCCCTGCAGGAAGTAGTCGCCAACGCCTTCGGCGGCTTCGGTCCCGCCGGGATGGCCGCCGGGATCGCCGCCGCCGCCGGCATCGGGCTGGCCATCTCCGCGATGACCGAGAACGCCGAGCGGATCAACGAGAACAAAGAAAAAATGCTGGACCTCGCCCAGACCATCCGGGACAACGGCGGCGTCCTGACCGAAGCCGACTACATCCGGAACATGGAAGAGTACGGCTACGCCATCCAGGACACCAAGGAATGGTTTGAGATCTTCCAGGCCGACGCCATCTCCGGATTTGAGCGGATCAAAAAGATCGCCCACGACACAGGCCTGACCACACAGGACGTCTTCAAGGGCGGGTTCGGGGATCTGCCCGAGGCCCGCCGCCAGCTCCAGATCGTCCAGGACGAGCTGAAGACGCTGCGGGAAAAGAAAGACGCCATCTTCCAGACCGAAGGGGCGATGATCGACCCGGTCGACGCGAACACCCTGGACTCCCTGGAGAAGGCAGAGCAGCTGATCCTGGACAACATCTCCGCGCAGGAGGGCGCCGCCGAAGTCGAGCGCATCCGGAAGCAGGCCATCGAGGGAACGACCGCCGCGCAGGAAGAACAGAACAAGGCTGTCGAGAAACAGATCGACCTGATGAACGACGTCGCCGGCAAGATCGAAGGCGCCGTGACCTCCGAGCTGGACCTGCTGGACGCCATCGCCGGGACCACCGAGGAAATGAAAACGAACAACTCGACATGGCGTGACGGCTCACAGGCCGCCCGCGACCTGGAACGGGACATCCTGGGCAACGTCTCCGCACTGTCGGACTGGGGCCAGAAACAGGTCGACGCGGGGCAGGACGTGGACGTCGTCAACGGCAAGGTCATGGCCTACCGGGACACACTGATCGACCAGGCCACCAAGTTCTTCGGCTCCCGCGACGCCGCCGCCGCGTACATCGACCAGATCCTGAAGACCCCCAAGAAGATCGACACCGACGTGAACCTCAACGGCATCCCCGACGCCGAGGAAGCCATGACCCGGTTCACGTCCAAGCCCCGCACCATCCCCGTCCAGGTACTCCCGGACGGCACCGCAGTGGAGAAATACATCATGGACCAGCAGGGCCGGAAGATCTACATCGACGTTGCCCCGCGCACCGGCGGGCAGGCGCTGGCCCTGCCATGACAACACTGATCCTCACCGCGAACCCGGACACAGGCTCCGTCCGCCTCACCATCACCCCCACCGACGAGATCACCCGCGTCCGCCGCACCGACGTCAACGGCACCTACGACGTCCGGACCCTCACCGGGCAGCTACCCCACCTGACTGGGGAACTGGTCCTGGACGACTACGAAGCGAACGGGCTGGCCCGCTACACCATCACCACCGCCGGCGCGTCCGTGACCGGGTCCATCACCCTGCCGCTGACATCGCCCTGGCTGGGCACCCCCGAGAACCCCCAGTTCTCCGTGGCCGTCGAAGGCTTCGAAGACTACGCCGCCGGCGGCGCGACGCTGTCCACCGTCCACGAACCGGACGGCAGGCTGGACCCGATCGTGATCGTGCGCGGCGCGACCACCCGGCGCGGGACCATGCGGGTATACGGCGGCACCTACGCCGAGGCGCTGAAGATCCTGCGGATCTTCCGGCGCGGCCAGACGATGTTCCTGCGCCAGACCGACCACCCCGGCATGGACATGTACTTCATCCCCATGACGTTCGACATCGTGACCGCCCTGGCCGGCAGGTCCGCCAGCGTGTTCGACGTGACCCTGAACTATCTGGAAGTGGGCCGCCCCGCCGGTGCCCTGTCCGGCGCGCTGGGCTGGACCTGGGCCGGCCTGACCGCCGCGTTCCCCACCTGGGGCGACGTGTTCGACTCCTACGACTCCTGGGGCGACGTCCGCACCGACAGGAGGAAACCCTGATGGCCACCACCCCTTACCTGCCCGCCGTCGAGCAGCTGGTCCGCACCAGCTTCGAACAGCGCGTGTCCCTCACCCTGACCAGCGGAGAGGATACCTGGACCACCACCCTGCTGGGCGGGGAACTGACCCTGTCCGAGGACTGGTCCCCGCGTGGCCAGCTCTCCGTGGTGGTCCCGAACATCTTCAGCGTCGCGGACCTCGCCGCCATCGACCCCCGAACTTCCGTGGTCCGGGCCACCGTCACCGCCGGGTACGTACACCCTGACGGGACCGTCGACGTTCACCAGCTGTTCGACGGGCACCTGCGGGAACGCCGGGTCATGCGGCGGACCAACACTCTCCACCTGGCCGCGACCACCGACGAAGCGCTGGCCCACGACGCGAAGTGGCTGGAGACCGACACGTTCAAAACGTTCGCCGGGATCACCGAGGCGCTGGAATGGTTCGCCTCCTACGCGACCGGGGAGGACATCAGCATCGACTCCAGTGTGGGCCTGACCTACCGGGCCGACCTGACCGCCTCCATCCCCACTCCGCCGGGGGCGAAGGTCTGGGATCTCATGGATGGGCTGTGCCTCGCCGCCGGCGTCCACCTGTACGTGGACGCGGACGGCAGCTGGAAGGCCCGCTCCAAGGTCGACGAGGCATCCACCACCGACATCACCGCACTGGCCGACGTCGCCGATTCCGAAGACTCCCTGACTCGGGAGGATGACTTCTACTCCGCCGCCGTCCTCACCTACTCCTGGCGTGACGCGATGGACGTGGACCATGAAATCATCGGGCGGTACGGCACCCTCCCGGGCAGGGTCTACACCGCCGACATCACCGCCCCCGCCACCCAGGGCGCCGCCGACGCCGCCGCCCAGGAAGTCGTCCGGTCTCGGTCCACCCGCGGGGACACCTACACCGGCACGTCCCCGGCGGCTTACTGGCTCCGCCCGTCCCGCACCGTGCGGGTCACCCTCGCCGATGACACCACCGTGGACCACATCCTAAAAACCGTCGTGTTCCAACTGACAGTCGGAACCATGAAAACCATCACCCGCCAGCCATCGAACCTGGGAGACGCATAATGGCCACCACCGACAACCGGGACTACTTCTACCCCGGCGTAGACGACGCCGCCGATGGCCCCTACGCGCTGGAACAGCTCGCCGGCGCGGTGGATCTGGACATGCACGACGCTCTCACCCAGCTCGCGGACCTCGCCCTCTCCCCGCGTGGTCTGGTCGCCGTCACCACCACCGCCGGCACGTCCCCGGGACTGGTGGGCACCGATACCGTGGGCGACCTCGCCGAGGTAGATCTCGTCGAGGACCGCTGGTACCAGGTGGTCTACCGGTTCACCTCGCTCCCGCTCACCGGCTCCAACCTCGCCATCGCCGTAGCGCTGCGGAAATCCGCGACCACCGACGACACCGCCGGGACCGGAGCCGACGACATCGACCAGGCCGCCGTGGTCTACACCGCCCCGACCGGGTCCGGGAAAACCCAGCTCGCGATGTTCACCTTCCAGGCGCCCACGACCGAGACCGTGAACCTGAAGGCCGTGCTGAAGCGCATCGCCGGGACCGGCGGGTACGACATCAGCTCCCGCCGGCTGACCATCACCGACGTCGGGGCGAGGCTCTGATGGACCAGCTGATCACCCCAAACCCGGACATCCCGTGCGAACCGGGCTGGTGCCTCAAGTACGTCCGGCAGACGTTCGGGCTGCCGGCCCGCTATGGGTCAGCGACCGAGGCGTGGAACAACTCCGACTCCCAGCACCGGGACCGGAACTTCCCGCCCGGGCTCTGGCTGCCGGTCTGGTACGGCATCGACAGGGAACCGCTGGGCCACGTCGTGCTGATGGCCCCGGACGGGTCCGTGTACTCCACATCAGATAACAGCACAATCCCGCACCACCACCCGGACCTCGCGGACCTCGAAGACTTCTACGCCGGATGGGGCTGGCCCCTCACCTACCGGGGCTGGACCGAGGACGTCGCCGGATACGCCGTCATCGGCGGCCAGTCCGCACTGGCACCGCAAGGAACCATCACACCCATCCAGGAGGACGAAATGACCGACGCGCAAATGCTCGAACTGAAGCTATTCATTCAGGCCGATTCCGAGGCCCGCCACCTGGCCACCCGGGACACCATCGTCCGGTGCCTGTCCGAAGTCATCGGCGGCACCGCGCTTGACCTGAAGCACTTCGAGCAGGCCGATTCCGAGGCCCGCCACCTGGCCACCCGGGACACCATCTTCGAGCGCCTGCAGCGCGAGCTGGCCGAGGGGAAGCTGAAGCTGTGAACATCACCGACCCCCGCGTTCGAAAGTGGCTCTACGGCATCATGGTGGCCGCTGCCCCGGTCGCCGTCATGTACGGGCTGCTGACCGTCGAGCAAGCCGGCGGCTGGCTGGTCCTGGGCGGCGCCGTCCTAGGCCTGTCCAACCTGCTGGCCTTCAACAACACACCCACGAAAGGGAACGACAATGGCACTTCCTGAAGGCGTCACCACATGCACCGTGGTGGCCGGCGTGCCGGTCACCCACTCTGGGGCGGCGATAAAGACCTTTGTCACCATCGAGCCATCGACGTTCCTCGTCCACACCGCAACCGGCACCCCGCTTGTGGACTTCCTCGAAGAGCAGGAAATCGCCGAAGGCGTGGCCGGCCAGTTCACTTTGCCCCACACCGACCAGACTGGATTCCAGGACGAGAACGGCAACGCCTATACCAACTGGTACTACACGGCCCGAATCACCTACCGCACCCCGGCGGGCACCAAGGTCAAGGCACCCAAGGTCAAGATCTTCCAGCTCGCCACCGGACAGACTGTGGTGGATCTCGACAGCCTGCCCGGTGGAGCGCCCGCATTACCGTACACCGCACCGATTGCAACGGTCACATCGGTGAACGGGCGAACGGGCCCTGTTACGATCCTTGACGCCGACCTCCCGGAAAGGCTGTCTGAAGAGGAACTATCTGCCACTTATGCCCCCGTCACGGGATCGGCTAATTACGCTTCCCCCGCAGCGGTGACGGCGGCCGTCGCACCCAAGCTCGATAGCACGACGGCGGCGACAACCTACGCCAAGTCCACCCCGATCCGATCCACGGCGTTCGGTGGCGGACGTCTGTGGGCGTTCTTCGGTGACTCGATCACCAACGGGTCATCCTCAACCAACACCGCCGTCGATTCGTACCGTGTCCTGGTCG